CAAACGAACCGAGCAAGTGTTTTTGCATTATCCGGAATTGTTAGGGGATGCAGACGGGCCGCGTAAAGCGGCGTGGGTTGCGTCACGCGACATACTGGCGACACAAGCAGAGTCTTTTCGAGATGAGAACCAACGACTTACCAATGAGTTGGAAGAGTACAAGTCAAAGCTATCGATTGGTGGTTCACAGCCAGCGCCACGTCCGGCGACCAAAGAGTTTATGGACATGGATACGGATGCGCGGTTTAAGATGCTGACGGATCAAGCTGCACAGATGGACAAGCAATTGGGGTAATGATTAGTACAGCACAGTAAACTATTTAAAAGAAAGATATAAGTTATGGCACATGCAATGACGCTATCAAGTAGTCTTTCCGATCAGTATCGGGAACACTTTGAATCACAACTGCTCACATACGCAGTTCAAGCCACCCGCAAAGCGGAGTTTGGCCAAAAAGCACCTCTTCCCAAAGGGGTGGGATCGAAGCAGATTAGCTTCTTCAAATACGGTGCGCCGGATTCGACGCAGATCGCTGATCTGACGACTGGTTCCGCACCAGCCGAGGTTACGACAAGCACGATACTACCGATTGATATATTCGGGACTGGTGCAAGTTCAGACGGGACTGGTGTTCGGCAGTTGTCTCTTTCCAAAGTGACGGCTGATCTCCAGCAGATTGGACAAGTAGTGGTGCTGTCGGACGTGTTGAATAATACGGAATTTCTCAACAGTCTGTCGCAAGCGACCAAGACTAATGGGGAAGACGCCGCGTTGAAGTGCGACAACATTGTGAAAGCAGCGTTGAGCAGTTCGTCAACACCAACTGGAGCAACTAACACGCAAGGTGGCAGCACTATATTTGCTGGTGACGCTGACAACGCGGTTGGGCTGGACAGCGATACAGCCAACATTATGTCGGCTGGCGATGTTCTGGATGTTGTTACTCAACTGCGTATCAAACGCGCTCCGGAAATCAACGGTGGCTACGTGTGTATCGCTGCACCACAAGTGCTTCGCGACATCATGCGTGACGATGACTGGTTGGCTGCTGCGACACGCTCCAACGTGGGTGCGTTGTACAACGGTGAAGCTGGATCGCTCTACGGCGTCCGCTTTGTGGAAGACACAAACCCGTATCGATGTGGCATATCTGCACACGCAGACATTGACACGGAAGCTGCGGCTGGGGATGCATTTGCTTCGTTCTTCTTGGGTGGTGAAGCGTTTGGTGTTCCGGCGTTGAGCGGTGACAGTCCAATGAGTCCGTCCATACAGATTGTGGACACTCCGGACAAAAAAGACCCGTTGAACCAAGTGATCACGGTTGGTTTCAAGACCATGTACGCAGCTAAAGTGCTGACATCGGATTATTACATCCGGTATTTCTCACGGGCTGGGTTCGCTGGAATTGATGACGCCGGTTAATCAATAGTAATCATGGGGTGGGGTGGCAAAAGCTGCCCCATCCCTTTTTTATATTTTTAAATGCCAACATACGAGTACAAGTCAGACACGGGCGAAGTGATTGAGCTAGAGCGCCCGATCACCGAGCGAGACGACGCACCAGATGGATACACGCGTATGCTTTTTCCATCGAGTATCAGCGTTCCAAACGGGGCAAGCGATGAAAATGGAATGAACAAAGAGACAATTCGCCGTGGTTATTACGAGCAGGAACAGAAGCTGGGAAGCCGCTGGCGTAGTATGCACTCGGTTAAGGGTATTAAAACAGCTTGGGGAATTTAAATTATGAGTTATCAAAACGAGAGGTTCAGAAGTTTTAGCAGCGTCACGCAGCAGATCAAAGCGTGTAGCGGAACAGCAGCGGACGTGGTCACCAGTTCGCCGCACCACTTGACGGTGCAGAATCTGGCAGTCGTTCCGGTTTACGTAAAACTGGGGGCGACAGCAACGACCAGCACAGGCGGGTTCAGTTATGTGCTGGCAGCTTGTGGCGCAGCCAACGACGGAACCGGCGGCACAATCAACATCAGCGGGTACGTCGGGACGATTAGTTTCATAACGGGTGGCACAGCGGCAAATGTCGTGGTCAGCAACGGATAACAATGAGCGCAACTATAACGGGCAACGTCGGCGGCATTAAGCGAACCGGCACGACGGTAGAAAACGAACCGATCATCAAGTCGGATGGTGCGTCCTCCGATGTGATGCAATGGCTTTCCAACGACGAGAGTAGTAACGTCACTATAAGCGAGGACGACAGCAACAATTTGGACTTGGTTGTGTCGTCTGGAAACGTGGGCGTGGGTACGAGTTCGCCAGACAGACTTCTGGAGTTAGAAAACGCAACCAACCCCGCGCTTCGTCTTAATAACGGAAATTCAGTCGCCGACATTGGAATCGCTTCATCTGCTGGTGCAATATTGACCGGCGCGGCTGATGATGATTTGGTCATCGCCCGAAATGGCGCGTATGGAATTGCAGTCGGGACTAATGGGGCAACTCGCCTCACCATTGACAGCGCGGGAACGGTTTTACTCGGCACGGGGGCTGGCTCGAAAGGTTACGATTTCAGCGCGAGCGGTTCGGAGGCTGGAGTTGCTAATGTTTTTTGTCCCGCTGGCTATACGTTGGGGTTCGGAACTAACAACGTCGAACGTATGCGAATCGACAGCACGGGCGCGGTTTCACTCAGCGGCGCAGCGAGCGGCGCGGCTGCGTTGACGATTGGCAACACAACGGGCGGCACAGATTTGGAAATTATTCCAACTGAAAACGCTAGTGTAACACTAAATGCAAGCGAGGGCGCAACGGCTCGCGCTATGATTTTAAGTACCGGCGGCACAGCACGCCTCAGCATCTCAGACGCGGGCGCGGTTACCATCCCGTCTGGCACAGTCACAATCGGCTCGCTGGACATTGGCCACGGTGCGGGTACAGGTGGTACAGCAGATACGAACAGTACGGCGGTTGGCAAAGATGCGTTGGATGGAAGTCTCAACACTAGCACGCACAACACAGCTATCGGATCGGGTGCGCTGTCGGGAACGATGACTGCTGACGCAGATTACAACACGGCGGTTGGATATAACGGTTTGGGGGTTCTTACGTCGGGGGATCGGAACACAGCGTTGGGTAGTGCTGCTGGCGATGAAATTTTAGCCGGACATAACAACACGGCTATCGGTCAAGCAGCTTTATCGGCTGCTGCTGTTGATAACAACACGGCTGTCGGTCGTGCAGCATTATATATATTCACCGGCAGCGGCGCAACAGCAGTTGGTTCAGGTGCAGCGGATTCAGCGACGACTGCGAATTATCTGACTGCGGTTGGTCACTATGCTGGTGCTGAGTTAGTAGATCAAGGTTATGACACATTTCTTGGTTGGTCTGCTGGCGTATCTACGATTGGTCATTCCAACACATTTGTTGGGGCGCAAGCTGGTTACTATGCTGGCGACACAGACGATTGTGTAGCGATTGGTCGTAATGCGTTGCTTGGCGCTATCACTACCGTTCCTTCTTGCGTCAAGAATAGCACGACCACGATCACTTGTGGATCGAGTGCAGTAGTTGCAGTTGGCCAGCGTATTTCAGGAACGGGTATTCCAAACGGAACAACAGTTGCAACAGTCAACTCGGCTGGTTCAGTTACATCGTTTACGATTAGTGCTGCGGCGACTGATTCATTAACGTCCTCGCTGACGTTCTACAAGAACAGCGGCAACTCCAACATTGCCATTGGCAACTACGCGCTGGATGCAGCGACTACGGGTGCGTCGAATGTGGCCATCGGACATAATGCTGGTACGGCACTCACAACTGGAAACAGAAACATAGCTATTGGACACAACGCGTTGGAAGCAGAAGATGCGGCAACTGATTGTATTGCTATTGGCTATGAGGCGTTAAAGACACAAAACACAGACGCTTCAAACAACGTCGCGATTGGCCACAAAGCAGCAACCGCACTCAACGGCGGCACAGACAGCGTGTATGTGGGTTACAAAGCCGGTGGTGTTGGTGCGGTAGCGGGTAGTGAAAACGTGGTAATCGGTAAAAATGCTGCGTTGAATGCCACAGATATCGCAACTTCTGTTTTTGTCGGCGCTTACGCTGGCGGTTTAGGTGTTGTCACAGGAGCCAATAACACAACCATTGGTTATGCCGCTGGCTACAAACTTACGTCGGGTGCTTCCAATGTGTTGATCGGCAGAGATGCTGGTGTGAACTTAACAGCGGGCGCAGAGAATGTCGCCATTGGTCACGGTGCTTTAGATGCCGCCGACACCGGCACAGCGCGAACCTCTAACGTCGCCATCGGTGTACACGCGCTTGGTGGACAGGCTACTAATGTTACTTACTGCGTAGCAGTCGGCCACAGCGCACTCAAAATACAAAACGCCGACGTAAAGAACACCGCCATTGGTGGACTTGCGGGTGATGCTATTACGAATGGGGAGAGTAACACACTTGTTGGTTATATGGCGGGTAGCGGAGTTTCGGGTGGGGATTTTAATACCGCCGTTGGTCATAACGCATACGCTGCTGGAACAGGATCGGAGAACGTGTGCATTGGCGGCAACGCGGGTGATGCTGCGATGACTGGTTCTTACAACACTTGCGTGGGAACTTCTTCTGGCACGGCACTTCTAGGTGGCGATGGTAATGTGTGCTTTGGCAAGGCTGCTGGCGCGGCAATGACCACCGGCGATTACAACATCGCCATTGGGTATGAAGCTGCTGATGGGATATCTGGTAATGCTGACTTTAATATCGCTATTGGCAAGGGTGCATTAGGCGGCCCAACTGGTGCGACTGTAGGCTGCATTGCTATTGGTGCGAATACGCTTCTCGCACAAAACGACCCAGCCGCGATCAACTTGGCTATGGGTTATCAAGCCGGTCTGGCAATCACCAGCGGCACACAGAACGTGCTGATCGGCCACCAAGCGGGGAGTGCGATTGCGACTAGCGCTCAATCTACGGCTGTTGGCTACAACGCGCTGAAAACTGCAACAGGTGGTTTCAACACGGCTATCGGAGATCGAGCGGCCAGCAATATCCTCGCTGGCGCAGATAATGTTGCGGTTGGTGCTTCTGCTTTACTGACTGCTGATGGAGGCGAGGGTAAAAATACGGCGATTGGTACGGCTTCGCTGTATGCGTTGGACAACGATGCTTCCGATGGCAACGTGGCGGTTGGTCAAGAAGCTGGTCGTTACTACAACGATGGTGGTAGTAATACGGCACTAGAACAAGCCGACAATTGTGTACTCATTGGTCATTTGAGTCGTACATCACGAGATGACGCATCAAATCAGATCGTTATTGGTTACAACGCGCTGGGGATTGGCAACAACACGATTGCGTTAGGCGACACGAACATCGGGGCTATCAAAGGCCAAGTAGATTTCGCAGCGTACTCGGACAGGCGCATCAAGCGTGACATCACCAATTGTGACACCGGCTTGGCACTCATCGAGAAGTTGCAACCCGTCACGTTCAAGTTTGTTAATTCAGCCGACTATCCAGATGAGATTGCTGTTTCGGTTTACAAAGAATCGACCCGCGAAGAACTCGTCTCCCCAGCAGTCGAAGCGGCAGAAGCCGTTTACGAAACTGTAGTCGTGCAAGAAGCGCGTGATGCGGTAGCTGAAGAGACACGCGACGAAGTTCACGCTGCTATTGAAGAAGTTACGGAGGAAGTAACGATCCCCGCAGTCGAAGCGGTGTACGAAGATCGTGTGGTCGTTCACGCTGAAGCCGAGCGCACGGAGACACGCATCACGCAAGAAGCGCGTGAGGAGATTACGTCTACGCGGCACAAGCACAGCGAAGTAGAAGTCACCGAGACTGTCACCCGCGAAGAGATTGTGTTGGAAGACGGCAAGTACGTTCGCAAACAAATTTCAGAAGAAGTCACGCGCACCGAGCGCACACCGTTGTACGAAGAGTGTGACTTGTACAACGAAGACGGTTCAATCTGCACGCATTGTGTGACGCCAGCAGTTGAGGCGAAAGATGCAGTTGTTGACGAAGACGGTAACGAGATTGAACCGGCTGTCGAAGCTGTTGCCGAGGTTCGTGCGAACGACGTTCACAAAGTGCCGGTGATGGAGTCGTACATCTCCCAAACCGCACAAGAAGAAGTCACCGAGACAATCGTCACGCCAGCAGTCGAAGAAGTGACCGAGCGCGTGTTGGTCAGCGAAGCCGTTGCAGAACGCACCGAGACGCGAGTGGTTGTTGAGGCGAAAGACGAGTGGACAGAGACGCACATCACACGACCGGCTGAAGCGGCCCGTGAAGAAGTCACAGAACGCCGATTGGTGAGTGAAGCGGTGGAAGCTGCTGATGCAGTCTACGAGACGGTCACGGTTCCCGCTGATGATCGACCGGCAGACGATGACACGGTGCGGCTTGGTTTGATCGCGCAAGACGTACAGACCGCGATGACTGAAGCCGGTGTGGAGTTCGACATTGTGAACGAGTCGCCCAACGGCAAGCTGTCGTTGAAGTATGGCAACTTGGTAATGCCGCTGATTAAAGCGGTGCAGGAGTTAAGCGCACGGGTGAAGACGCTTGAAGGATAATTTGGCTATGGCTAAAAAAGAAACAGAAACAGAGCAGAAGACCGTTGTTATCAATGGTGAAGAACACAATGTAGCCGATCTCTCTCCGGAGCAGATTGGGCTACTCAACCAAGTCGTTGATCTCGACGGCAAGATTGGTCAGATGAGTTTTAGTCTGGCCCAGTATCAAGCGGCGAAGGGGTTCTTTATGGCCCAGCTAAACGCCAGCTTGGAACAAGCCGATCCAGAAGTGGAAGCGGCAAGTGGCGGTGAATGACCAATCATCTAGACGCAGCGCATATCGAGCGACTCGCCGAGCAAGCGGTCGGCCATTACGGCTGGCTGCTGCTGGCGGCGTTCGCTGCGTTGATGGGCAAAGATGTGTTGGTGAATTTCGTGCAGGGGCTGGTCATTTACTGGGGTAGCGATTTCACGAATGACGAGATTTTATACATCAGCGGACGGCAAGCGCGGGTTATTCGGCTTGGACTTACATCGACCACGTTTTTTATGACCGACCGCTCCACTAAAATGCTCGTCCCAAATTCGCAACTCAAACAATTGACGATTGAAAAGAAACTGCCGGTGAACGGTGGAGAACCATATTTGCCGAAAGGCTCCGAGATGGGCGCGATGAAAGTGGAAATATTAGACGAGAGCGGTTCTACAAATCCATGAAACGAATATTGATAATAACCGCAATGTCGGTGCTGGTAATATGGGTGGGTGCTGGTTGCAAAACTTCCAGCGGGTCGTGGGAGATAGACAGCCCGTTCATCGACATCGAGTACACGGCTCCGCAGCAATGAGAGCTTTGGAGATAATTGATTTGGATATAGCAAAAGTTTTGGGCGCTTGGACGCTTGGTGTTGGCAATTGGATGTTGAAGATCGACACCGTACTTCACATCACCGTGAGTTGTTTGAGTATCGTGTACATCAGTTTGAAGATTTTAGAGTGGTATAAGAAAGATAAGTAATTATGGAGAAAATAAGCGGTAAAAAAACGTATACTATGGCGGGTGGAGCTATTGCTGTAGCGGTAGGAACTTGGTTGCAAACACCGGAATTGATGCCCATGTCAACGATGATCCAGATTGTGATTACGTCGTTGCTTTCGGTGTTCATCAGAAGCGGTGTGAAGAAAGCAGAAGTTGCAGCGAGCGAATAACAGCGAAGCAATATGGCCGACATTCAAATCAGTTCGTCGGATGAATTATCGACGGGTGTATCGTTAACTCCCGCGAACTTTCATAATCTGATCAACAACGCTTCCGTGCAATCGGGGGTGATTGGTGACAAGACTGCGACGACCACGCTTGAATCGTCGGACGAGTTGCTATTGAAGCAAGCCAGCAGCAGCGCACTCCGCAAAGTCACTTGGGCCAATTTGGCATCAGAAGTGTCGGCTGATTTTGCGCTTGGCGCTGACAGCGTTGACGAGACGAAATCTGATTTTTACGCCAACTGGGAAAACGGCAGCGCCGGAGCGAGTGGCAAGACGAAAGACAATTTGGTAACGGCTGGTTATTTGCCGGTATCCAAGCTGACCACGTCGCAGCATCCGGTCATCGATGTGATGGCATACGGAGCGCTGGGAGACAACACCGGCACAGTTGTGGCGCAATGGCTAACTGGCGGCACACACGCTCGCGGGTACACCAACTTGGCTGGTATACAAGCGGACTACCCGTGGGTGGAATCGCTGTTTGACACCATTGACTTCGCGGCATGCCAGAAAGCTCTGGACGTAGCGTGGCAACTAACCAGAGCGACATACGGCAAAGCGGAAAACACATCGGCTGGCGGGTTGCTGGGGCAAGACAGTTCCAGTAGCGAGTTATCCAAGACTGGGACAGCGCGTTCGGTGACGGTGCATTTCCCAACTGGCTGGTACAAGATCAACAAAACGCTAATTGCCCCACCGCGAGTGAACATCAAAGGCGATGGCGGCAAGCACACGACAATCCGTTACACGGGGGATCGGTACGACAACGCTGGCATCCGGAAAACGTCTGGGTACACCGACTCAATCACCATTGGCGGTGTGGCACACACATTGGCGCGTGTACTGGACGACAAGAAGTGGAAATATTACAACGACAACGTCGCATACAAGCTGCCAAAACGACGTGACGGAATGCACGTAATCATGTTGGTGCGCGACAACTTGCCGTACACGCACGCCACGGTGACGCTTGGTTTGTACAACGGGGTAGCCACCGTCACATCCACGCAAGCAAGCACCCCAACATCCGCATCTTTTTCGGTGAACAACGGTGCTGGCTACGATGATGGAGACACATCGATTGCGTATGACGGCGGCAGTTCAATTTCAGCGAGCGTGCTTCATTTTGAAGGGGGTAGCAGCTACACATCAACGAACAGTTTAGCTGCTAGTGGAACAGCTACCGGCGGTGCGCTGGATGTTTTGGAGTCTGGCTATTTTCAGACCGGAGTAATTGACAACGAGAAATTCTACCAGCAAGCCACGCTGACAGTTGCCACCAGTCACCCGCGTATTTACCCATACACCCGAATCAATTTTCCGAGCGGCGTGTTTGTGGTTACAGCAGACGCAGCAATCGATGCTGGCACGCTCACCGGATATGTGGAGTCGGGAACCATATCGAACACGCACGTTGGCACGATTGATATTTACTCGCAGGGATTTAATCCGGCTGGCACAGAACAAGACGGTGACGAAAACTTGTCTGCGGCTTTAGACCGCGTTCACGATTATGACGGGGAGATTAGTGGTATCCAGTTAAGCAGTTTGGCGTGGGACTACAGCGTTGGGTTATGGCTTCCTGGTTATCAACATGACAATATTCGTTACAACGACTTGATATTTAAAGGCTATGGGTCATTTGACAAAGACACTCACATAACCGAGACAGCGCCACGCATGTCCACACAGGGGATGATCGGTTGCATGTTGAACAATGGTAGCAACAGTTTAACCCGTTGTTACGGCAAGAACTTGCATTGGAGTAACTGCACGTTTGAAGCGTGCTATGTCGGGTTGATGTTCGCATCCGGCAAGGGGTGTCGTGTTGACGGCAACCAGATGTGGGACAATCGGTTTTGCGTACGCATGGGTGGAATGTTCCACACGATTTGCGATAATCGCATTGATAACTATAGCGGTGAAGACATGGACGGGGTGCATGACTATATCCCGTTTGCCATTGGCGAGTGTGCGATTTACTTGCGGAAGCCGGTATGCTGCGTAATCAGCGCAAACACCATCCACCAGACCCAGCGTGCTTTTGAGCTTTATGGATGCACGGGGGTGAGCATCTCCGGTAACTCGATAGCCGTACCCGATCCGGCTGGGAGAAACACTTACCACGATTACACGCAAGCTCATGGGTTCATACTGAAAGCCAGCGGCGAGACGTACAGCTACGGTGGCGAGGGGCAAGCAGCCGTCCATAACACGGGGTTAATGTTGTCCAGCAACTCATGGATGTATACCAACTACACGCATGGAAGCGGTTCTTTCACTTCTAGTCCGGTGCATTTGGACAGAATTGGTTCAAACATAATTTACGGCAGAGCAGCTTGTAACGGCTACCAGCCGCACAGCGAGCCGACAAACTTTTTGCTTTCAACAACTGACGGCGGTAGCGGTGCGTCGTCATTGGCAACATTTCCAGTAGCGTGACCAAATCGAACATAGCAAACTACGTCGGCGAGAAAGTCCATAGCACGGACGACGACAGCCAAGCTGTTTTCAAGACGTTCGTGGATCGTCGTTACGAGATGATCTGGAACGCGGAGCTATGGCGCGAGTCGCTTGGCACGGTGAGCCAGACAGTTGCGTCCGGAGTAGACACGGTGTCGCTATCCACCACGATGGATTTTCCAGTATCAGCGTACTGGGATGAGCGCGAGATCACGCCGGTAGATTATCAGCGTGTGTTCCAGATGAACCCAGCGTTGCTTGCGGAGACGGGAACGCCGACAGACTTTATCGTACTGCCAAAAGTGACCAGCGCCAGCGGCACTTATTCGCAGATCAAACTGCTACGCATACCGGATGACGCCAAGACGTTGTTGGTGCTTGGTAAACTGTACGTCACGGAACTTGGTGACAACGACAGTCCCATGTTGAGCGGTGTGGACAACACACTTGTGGCATTTGTGGAAGCTGATGCGCTGGAATATTTACAGCAGTACGCGAAAGCCCAAGCGAAGCTGCAAGAAGCAGCGGCACACTTGCAACTCATGCGCGACATGGAGAAGCACCAGAGTGCGCGGGTGCAGCAATTGGTTCCGGATGTGGAATCGGCGTGGGGCTATAATGATTTTAACTGATGCCACGCTACGCGTCCAACTTGCTTGATGAGCCGCTGATATTCGATAACTCGATTTCGTTTATCGGCGGTCAAGTGAGTGGTGTCCGTCCGAATTTACTGAACCCCAACCAGTTCTCTGACGGCAAAAACGTGGACGTAGACACGTTCGGGACAGTTGCCACGCGTAAAGGCACGGTGAAGTTCCCGTCCACGGCACACTCTACGAACATACAGGGGCTGTCGTATTTCGATAACCCAACGCAGACGGTGGAGAGGCTGGTGAGCGCGACTGACGGTAAGCTGTACCGCTGCGACGTGGGCGGCACTAGCTGGACGCAGTTGACGGGTGCGGTAAACACCGTTCACGCCACCAACCAAGTCGATTTTGTGCAGTTAGTGGACAAGATGTTTGTGACAGATGGAGCGAACACTATGCGGATGATCACGAACGACGCCAACAGCACAGTTCCGTCCGCTCATGGTTTAGCGTTCACAAGCGTCACATCGCACACTAACCGCTTGTTTGGATTCGGGGTGACTGGGCAACCCAACGATGGGTTATGGGCGTCTGATATTCTGGACGGCACAACGTGGAACACGACCACCAACCAGATACGGATTGGTGGGCATAGTGGCGATCCAATACGTGCGCTACATTCGTGGCACAATTTCAATCTATTGGTTTTCAAGGAGCGCAGCATATACATCGTCAACACAGACCCGTCGCTGTTAATTGCTGCCAACTGGGAGATCAAAAAAATCAGCGACAGATTTGGCTGCGTCTCTCGGCGTTCGGTGGCTCAAGTCGGAGGTGATTGTTTTTTCTTGTCGCGATTTGGCGTGATGAGCATCGGCCAGATAATGAACGGGGCGCAGACCATTGTTGAGCCGGAGCCGATCAGCACGCCGATACGTGATTGGATCGAGAAGATCAACTGGTCTAAAGCGCACACCGCATGTGCCACGTTCTGGGGAAACAGATACATCTTGTCGGTTCCGATTGGATCAGACACACCTAATTTCACATTCGTTTTTAATACAGTAACCCGATCCTGGTCTGGCTACTGGACTAACTGGACGCCCACGGTGTTCGCCGAGTCCGCGTTTGCTGGTGACTTGCGGATGCACTTTGGACAGACGGACGGCAAAGTGCTGAAGTGGTTGGAGTACGTGTCACAAGACGACGAGACAGACAGCACGTACAAAGATGATGGATCATTTTATCCGTCCCACGTCACGACTCGCGCATTTGTGTTTCGCGACCAAATGAACGACAAGATCGGGCGTAACGCCGAGTTTGAATTTAACAACAGTCGCGCCAACGTAGATGTGTACCAGACGCGTGATGACACCAGTAGCGAGCAACGTCTCAACCCGTCCGGCATTGATACGTCGGAAGGGACTGGTATCACGTTGCCAGACCCGTTGCCGTTTATGTTCGGTGATGACGCGGTGATTCGCAAAGCGTTTAGCACGGTGTCGAAAGGGACGTTCAACGAGGTGCAGTACCGCGTGTCGGCTGCGGAGAACAAGCTGCAACTGCGCGGTGTCAAAGCTAGTGCGATTGTCATGGGGCTGGACGCCGAAAAACGATAGTAAGATAATGGGTAAGACTTTTAAATATGGAACTGATAGACCAAATGGTGGTCGTAAGACCGCTGCGAGACAGAGACGAACTGGTTCGACTAAACGTGGAAGCCAATCGGGACGATCACGTTCCCGTTTTGCCGACTCATGTTTTCGAGAAAGCGGGGGAACTGGCGGGGTACGCCAGCGTGGGGGCATTGACCCCAATCAATACATGGTTTCACACTAAACGAATGAAAGCGCGAGACAGCATAGTGGCGATTAGTTCGCTGGAGAATATGGTACGGTGTAACGGCGGCAACGGGCTGATTGTCCCGCTGTCGGACAAGTCCACGTTTCTGCCGGTAATGGATCGACTGGGTTTTGCCAACATCGGACGGGCGAATCTGCTAACGAAAGTTTTTTAAAATGTGTCAAGACGAACCAGATTATGCAGCCGCAGCGCGGGAAGCGAATGTTTCAGATATTGAAACGCTAGAAGCCAGAAAGAAACTCGACCGATTGTCGCGGCTGGGTGAGAAGGGCTTTGTCGAATACAAAGACAAGCACGGCAAGTCCCAAGTTGAGAACGTGGATTTTACCGGCGTCGGCGACATCGACTTGTCCCGTGCTAATCTGGATTATTACATAGAGACTGCTGGCAAGATCAGCGAGTCGATGCTGGAACAGTCTGAAGAGTATGGTGTCCGGTTTGTTGAACAGCGCCGCAAAGAATTAGAAGCCGCCGACCCAGAGGGGTTTGAGATGCGCCAAGAGATGGGACGACGCATCATGGAAGGCGGGGAGAAGCACTTCATGGCAGCAGCGAAAGGGGCTATGCACGGCACGCGTGGTAGCCAGTCCGCTCGCGGGAATTTGTTCGGCAACGCGCCCAGCATGCAAGAAGCGATGGCTGTTGGCGATGTGGGTTACCGGATGTACCAGCAAGATTTGGCGAACATGGGATCGTACGGAGCCGGTGTCGCACCAACAGCGCAGTTCGGCGCATTGAGTGGGGCGCAGCAAGGGGCCAACCCATTTCAGGGGCAGAACATCATGCAGACGGGAGTCGGCGCAATGACCAACCAGCAGTTCGGGCAAGCGACTGGCGGTATTTATCAGCAACAAGCACAGATGGCACAGCAGGGGAGTCCGTGGAGCCAGATCGGCGGCATGGCTGCTGGGCTGGGGCTAACGGCGTTGACTGGTGGCATGGCTGGCATGGCTGGTGGCGTTGGATTTGGTAAGGGCGTGAGCAACATGTTTGGCGTTACACCGACTACGTAAAATGGCTAATTTTTCAACTGGACTACAGATGGGCATGGGGCTGGCGCGTGACGTGCGTTCAGCCAACATGGCGGCGGCAGAGCGGCGTGAGCGGAGCAAGTACCGCGAAGAAGATTTAGCGTTACGCAAAAAATCTCAAAAGCAATCCCGTAAAGAAAGCAAGACACGTATCAAGTCTCTTAAAGAGGGAATGAAACGTGACAGACGGCGTGAGTCTCGCGACATGTCGGTTGATTCGGCAAAGCTGCTGAACGAGAATTTAAACCGACAGATTAACGAACAAAAGCTGAAGAACTCGCGCAACCCATCTATTACAGCTTTCAACAACTATAAAGGACTGTTGGAAGAGTACCAAAAAAACAGCAGAGCCGCTGATCAGCGGTTCGCGGGTGAGTTAGCTCCGGTTAACAAGGCGCTTGCAGAAGCCAAAATGTCGTTCACGGCGTCGGAAAGCGTTCCAAACTTGGTTGCCACCCGCGACAAGATGGTGGCAGATCATAAAGATTTTAAACACGGACTGGAGCAGTCGTTTATGGCCGCGAGCAACCGACCGTACGAGGGGAAGTGGAGCATACGCCCGTACTTCAACGAGTTCACAAACACTATGAGTTATGGAGCAATGCTTGAAGGGGCTAGTGGGCCGGAAGTTGAAGCGGCAATGAAATCTATTACGTCAATGGGTGGCAACGTCGGCATGTCAGCCGGTGCAAGTGCCGCAAACCCAGCACCGTCGGTTGATCCAAATGATCCGTTTGATATTCGGAAGCGCACCAACCAGCGCGTTAATCGAGATGCTCCATGAGCGAAACTATACGAGCCATCCGAGACAAGTATCCCGACGCTTACAAGGACTTGTCGGATGAAGAACTGACGATTGCTGTTGGCGAGAAGTACCCCGTTTATCTGGGTCACGACGCCGAGTTCAAAGAAGATTTCGAGTCGTACAGCGCCGACAGTAATTCCGACGACACAACGTACGGCATGATCCGCAACGCTTGGTTGCGCGGCCAGAACCAAGCCACGACAGCCGACGTGCTGGTGGGCGAAACGGGTGGCGGCAAGTGGAGTGACGAAGACCGCATCGCGGAGATGGCACACGCCAACAAACGCTCGCAGATGTTGAAGGGGAGTCCGGCGTACCAAGAATTTGCAGCCGCGCCGGAAGAAGAAAAGATTGGGCGTTTCTTCCGTGACCCATTCGAGATCACCAGCCAAGTTATTATCGAATCGTTAAGCGCCCAGATTGGGTACGGGCGCGTCCGTGTTCCACTTTCTGTTGGCATGGGGGCCGGAGTTGGATCAGTAATTCCTGGTGCTGGAACAGTTGCTGGGATGGGTGCGGGGTTTGTGGCTGGCAACGTGGTCACCACGCTTGGCTTATCGTATGGCTCCAAGTTCAACGAGATGCTGCAAGGCGAGGGGGTGGACATTACCAATCCGGAAGCGATTAAATCTGCGATGAGCAATCCGGAGTTCATCAGCCGCGCACGGAATAAGTCGTTGAAGTATGGCATACCAATCGCGGTCATCGATGCCATCACGATGAAGCTGGGCGGCTTGGTTACCGGATCGGGACGTAAGCTGATGACAGAATCTGTCGGTGGTGCTGCCGGTGAAGCTGCCGGACAATTAGCGTCGGAGGGAGAGATCACGTCACCGTCAGAAGTGTTGATCGAAGGCGTTGCAGAATTTGGCCCAGGAGCGGCGCAGCAAGCTGGCATGTCGGGGATCAATTTGTTGAAAGACAAAAACGTCCAGAAAGATTTAAAGAAAGCACAAGAAGATTCAGACGCCATCAAGACCAAGCGCGAGCAGACGGTGTTGAGCGCGTTCTTGGATGACATGAAAAAGCGGCAAGAAGAAACTGCCGCCCAGCCAACCACCGACACGACACAATCGATTGATGTGCAGGACAATCTGGTGGTGACAAATGCCGGAGCCAATGCTGGTGAGATTTTGCAGGACGGTTCCGTGCCAAACAAAGTCGTGGCCGGACTGGAAGACGCCAAGTTCAGCGACTTCCAAGAAGTGATATTCACCGACTCCGACGACCCGCACATCGCGCACACAACCGGCATTGGTCGATTGACCGTAAATTTACGCAAACTAAAAGCCCACATAAAAGAAACGGGCATCGATGCGGACGAGTACATCAAGCGGTTGATCCAAGAAGAGTCGATCCATGACGCGCATTTAAAGTCCTTGCTTGGTGAGTGGGAAACGAATGGCGGTGATCTGTCGTTTGACGAGTTCGCCGCGCAGCGTTTCGAGAAGATTACGTCGGAGATGACGGACGCGCAAAAAGACTATATGCGCGGGGTGTACGGCAATGTCAGCGACGCTGCGATGGGTGCGGAGTATGTTCGCATGTTGGTGCAGGAGCGTCGGCACGGCGACATTACCGAGAGCTTATTGTGGAACGAGCTTGGGCTGAAACCAGCACCGGCTACGCGTAGTTTTTATCGTCGAGCGTACGACTTCATGCGGCGAACGTGGGTGAAGCCCGATCTTGATCCGGAAACGATCCGCGCAGACGTGGAGAATCTATCGGGAATATTGTCGGACATGGAAGCGCGTTCCAACGACATGTCGGATGTTGAGCTACGACGTGCCGAGCAAGCGGAGACGGCTGAAAGTGTATCGCGTCAGGAGCAGATCGAACTGCAACGTGCGGAAGATGCACCGACAAGCGTTGGCATGGAGCAGCAAGCAGCGGTCGAAGAGCGGCGTGCCAAAGTGCAGACGGATGTCGGCATGGAACAGCAAGCGGCAGTTGAAGAGCGTCGCGCAGCAGCACCGCCAACTGATCCGCAGATGGTTGAGCAGGAGCGGCGGGAGATGGCGAAAGCCGAGCCGCAAACGCTGGAAGAGGTGCTGAACGAACCGCTGGAGCAGACAGCATCTGAAGCGGTGATCCCAACAAGCGAAGTGATCGCTGACCGCAAAGCTGAAACGGTTGCAGAGACTGTAGCCGAGCCAACGGTAGAGCCAACAGTCGAGACGGTGGCAGAACCGGAGCCAACCACCGAGCCAGCAGCCGAGCCGGAACTGACGGACGATGAAATATTGTTCATTTACGAGACTGCCAAGAAAGCAGCCAATCGCAGAGTGTTTGATCAGTCCAAGCGAGAAGACGTGGCCGGAGATGTAGCGCTGCAAACCCGCAAAGAGATTGAGAAGCAGTTGCTTTCCGGCAAGATCACAGACCGCGACAAGCAATTGAAGCGCAACGCAACGCGGATTGCAGCGAGCCGAGTGCTTGATGCTGGACGCACAGCACAGCGTCGTACCGGACTGGAAACCACCGTGGCCCCAGACGAGACGGGTCAGACGGATATTGATCGCGAGTCCACGGGGGTTACACCATCAGATATTGTCCGCAAGCGTGAGCAGATAAAGCGCGTGTCAGCAGCCATCGACAAGCTGCCGAAAGCCCAGCGTGAAGTCATGCAGTTGATAGTTGCCGAGGGGCTGACTATACCGGAGATCATGGAGCGCACGGGCAAGAAGCGTGCGTCGGTGGACACGGCGCTGTCACGGGCTAGAGCGAATCTGGTTTCCAAGGGGCTGCATCTTGGGGCCAGCACCAAGCGCCCAGATGACCGCGTTAAATGGATTTCACCAGAAGTCCGTAAAGCTCGCGAGACTCTCGGAAAAAACGCATCGAATGAGGCACTTGTGTCGGAAATGGAGCGGCAGCGTTTAGATAAATCCAAGCCAGCCGAGTCAGACAAAGCACAACTACGCAGCGTGCTGGATGAGATTGCTAAACTGCTGAAAAATGCACCATCCAAAGTGCGTGACATGCCCGTGGAGAAGCGTGGTAAAACGCAAGAGCGCTGGCTATCTGCCGCCGTCAAGCAAGCGCTCGCTGACATGGAGCCGGAAGCGACCGCTAAACTGGATGTTGAGATCGGTATCAAGACGATGGATGACGTGGACAAAATCTTCCAGCCGTTGGAAGGCGAGAAGCCCACGCTGGGCGCTCGTCTGCGCGGTGTCATCGAGAGCTTCAGCACTAATTTTCTGACGCGGTTCGCCCCGCTGAAACATCTTGAGAGCAAAGTGTTCAAGCTGTCCGGCAAGAAAGCGCCGGTACTGGACATGGCTCGCAAGTTTGAGCAGTTGGCTGGTTCACCCGCACGCGCCGAGAAGATAATGATGGATTTCCACAAAGCCGTGGTGAAGCCGATCAAGGGGCTGACTGACCAGTTCAACCGGCTAATGTTTTTGCGTCGCACAAAGTCGCGGCTTGAACACAACCAACGCAAACTGGACGAGTTCAACGAGCAGATCGCAGAAGCACAAGCGAGAACCGAGAACACGCCAGA